AGCGCCCACCGTGGCCACGGCAATCAAAGGATGGCTGGCGAGCAGCAGCATGGCGGTCCTCACGCCCATAATAGCATTGGCCACATTGCCAATTCTGGCCACCAGGGACGCAGCAAACAACCCCGCCATACCGGCGGCCAGACCGCCGGCCACCGTGACCATTTCCTTCATGTGCCCAGATAGTCCGCTGATGGCGCCGGCAAGGCTCTTGCTGACGCCTTGCGCCTGATCGACCTTGCCAACATACAGCTCAAACTGGTTGGCCATTTCCTGCACGGAACCGCCGACGGTTTTGGGCATGGCGGCGGCCTCTGCCTTCATGTGTTCATAACCCTGGAGGATGGCTGCAAATACTTGCTGGCTGCTGATTTTGCCTTCTGACATGTCCTTTTTCAGCCGGCCCATGTCGGTGCCCAGGCCTTTCAATACCACCCGCACCAGCTTGATATTGGTGTCTGTCAGTTGCCCAAAGTCTTCCCATTGCGCCGTCCCGGAGGACAACACCTGTGATAACTGGGTGATGGTGGAGCTCGTTTCAGCTATCGACGCCCCGGAGGCTTTCAGGGAGTTTACAACAGCCTCGGTTACTTTTAGCTGATTTTCCTGGCCACCGGCATACTCGCGACTGGATTCGGCCAGCCGGGTGTACAGTCTGGCCACATCCCGCAAGGGGGCCTGCGCGGCGGTGGCTATCTGATTGATGCGGGTTTGCGCGGTAGCAAATTCATACGCGGATTGGGTAACCAGGTTCAATCGCGCCGTCATCAGGCTATATTGATCAGCGGTGTTAGTCAGCGCTTGCAAGCTGCGTAAACTATACTGCGCCGCAAAGAATTGCTCAGCCAAACGGCGGGCGCTGGACAGCTGTTTGCTGATAGACTCCAGGCCCTGGCGGGTTTTTGAATAACTGCGCTCGCTTTCGTCGCCGTGTTTTTGGGTCGCTGCCGTGATTTTTTCCAAATCACTGGTCACGATTTTAAGCTTGCCGTCGGCGTCTTTGCCGTCTATCTTTATCTTTATGCCTAACTCAATATCCTGACCCATGGCTCACTTCACCGTTACTGTGCTATTGATGCTGGTTATCGGCCTGACCATCATGCTGGCCATGGCCGGCCATTATTGGCTGTTATGGATCATGCTGGCCGGCGCGCTGGCGCAGATCGGCGACCAGGTGTTTTTCAAAAGGTAACTATTCAGTCCGCGTAGCTCCGATTAGCGAAGCGTAATCGGAGGAAAGAAAGTCAAACATGCGTCCGATTACGCTATCGCTAATCGGACCTACGAGCTCCATCAGGAGAGAGCAAGCTTTCCCCCTTTTCTGATTCGCTGAATAGTGACTTCAAACGCGATATTAATTCGGCTGGTGTTTTTTTCGGGCTTCAGCAAATACCGCCAAGGCCGCCGATTCCATCACTTGCACATCCGCCCATAACGCGCGGCGGTCTTTCAGCCGCTGGATGCGCATGACCACCTCCAGCGCCGCATAATCCAGCCCAAACACTTCGCCCATGCCGCCGATGCGCCACTGGCTGGATAGCGAAACGAACAACATCACCGCCGCCCAGTTTTCCGGGTAGACCACGAACCATGCAGGGGGCGGCGTTTCTGCCGCCTCCTCGACCACCGGTAAATCAATGCCCAGCGCGGCAAAATCAGCGTTTAAATCGGTGGTTTCCGCCGCCTGGCCGCCGCGCGCCCACCATTGCGCGGCCGCTATCAGTTTTTTCGTTTGGCACCGCCCGAAATGGACTCGAACCAGGCACTGATGACACTGGGCCGCACCGGGTAAATGTCCAGCAGCTTATCGCGCAGGGCCGGGCTAAACTCGATTGGCTCGCCGGCGGCGTCGGTCACCTCGTCCCAGCCGATCAGCAGCGTGGTGGCCAGGTCGTTGTCGTCGATCTCTTTGGCGGTCGATTGGGCAATCAGCGCGTCAAGCTCGGTTTGGCTCAAGCGCGGGAAGTGCGCCTTGAAGGTTTTGGGTTTTACCTTGCCCTTTTCGTCGACAAACTCGACGGTGACGGGGTAGGCGATATGGTCGGACTGGGTGGCGAGTTGGAACATGGTCATCCTGTGATTTATTTTACTGTGAAAGCTGGGCAACTTGTAGGAGCCGGGCAACTGTGGGAGCGACGCCTACGTCGCGAATGACGGCCTTCGTCGCGACGTGGGCGTCGCTCCCACAGGCGTCGCTCCCACAGTTGCCGTCGCTCCCACAGGCTTTAGCTGGCGTAGGCTTTTTGGCCGCCATTGGCGGTGATGGACAGCTTGGTATTGACCATGCCGCCAGTCGAGCCGCCGGGGATCAACGTCGCACCAATGGTGCCGGCAAATACCACGCGCTGGCCGTTGCGGAAGGCGATCATGAAGGCCCGGGTGTCCTGGGTGTCCGAGGCTGCGTTGGCGGCGATCAGGCCGGCGTCGGCCACGTCCCACGCCGATTCCAGCGCGTATTCGATGGCCGAGGCCATGCCCGGTACGGAGCTTTTGACCGTGTCGGCCAATAGTGTGGTGTCAATTTTGTCAAACTCGCCGCCGGAGGCCGACACCGTGGTGGTGGCGCTCAAGGTGACCGGAAAGGTACCGGTGGCCGAGACCAGCTGCCAGGTGCCCGAGGTAAAGGTGCCGTAGCTGCTGGAATCCACGCCTTCCAGCGTGAACGAGGTATTGGCCACCACGGCCGATACCCTGAACACCCGGCCGTTGACCTGGCTCATGCCCTGCGCGGTCAGCAGCACGTACGAGCCTATGGCAATGCCGGTCGTGGAGGCGGTCAGCACCACGCAGGCGGCGGCCTTGTTGATGCTGGTGACTGCAACAGGAGCGGGCAGCGTGTTGGACATGCCGACAGTAACGCCGGTCCAGGTAGTGATATTGGCCATGGTAAATTCCTCAGTATTGGAGATAAGTGGGGGTGGTAAACGTGTCTTTCCAGACATGAAAGCCGCCGACGAAGGACACGAGCGCGCCGCCGGCGTAAGTCAAGGCCGCAAAATCGGCATGCGGCTGCCAGTTCAGCAGCGCCGCCTGCACGGCGGTTTGCAGCACGAAGCTGGTATCCGCCGCATCACCGCCCCGGCTATCCTTGACGTTTTTGACGACGATGATGACGGCGATCTGCTGGGTCACGGCCTGGATCAAGCCAACGGCTGACTCGTTATCGCCCGCCCGCTGCTGCTGCTGGAACACATAAGCACCCGGATCGGCCAGCCGGCCGGCCAGGATGCTGGCCAGATCGCTGGCGCCGGCCACCTCCTTGAAGGCGGCCACCTGGCTGCGAATGCGCTGCTGAATGAGGGGGCGAATGTTGATCATGGCTGTAGTTTATGCACTTGCCTGGGCTATGGAATGTGAAGTGCTTCGGGTGTTTAAGTAATTAAGCATAAGTTTTCAAGTATAACGATGCAGGATTAGCCTCTTTCTTGACTTACTGTGAAAGCCGGGCAACTGTGGGAGCGACGCCTACGTCGCGAATGACGGCCTTCGGTCGCGACGTAGGCGTCGCTCCCACAGACATTAGCTTTCATGTTCCGGGGTGATGCACTGCCTTCATGATCGTTAGAAGAAACACCCGAAAATTTTAGCTTAGTTACTTACTTACCAGTTGTCTGCCGCAAACCGGGGCGCATGGCTGGCAATCTGCGGCGCGGCGCTGTCGGGCTGCGTGGCTCCCAGCACATCGGGCCCTAGTGTGATCTGGCCTTTGGCCACGGCCATCAGGTATTTTATGGCGGTATCGTAGCGGGTGGTAACCGGCTCTATGGCCTGATCGTCGTGCAAATAGTAGCGGGCAATGTCGCAGGCCAGGCGCGTCAGATTGGCGGGCACTACGGCCAAGGGCAGCGGGTAGGCCGTCAAATAGGCATTGATGTCGGCGTCGGCGTCGGCTATGGCCTGATCCAGCACGGCGTAATCGATGCTGCCGGTATTATCGCGGTCGGTGAGCTGGATCAGCTCTGCCTCGCTGAAGCGGTCTATCAGGTGTTGAACCGTGCAATAACTCATAAAATCGTCATCTCCAGATCATCATCCCAGGCCAGGCCGCCTGGGTGATTGACATCGTGCGTGACCAGGCGACCGCGGTAGCGGCCCGTGATCAAATCGCCCCGGCCCAGCCTGACTACCAGCTTGGCCGGGTCGGCAAAATCCCAGGCGGCGGGATAAATGGCCGAATCCAGCGCCAGGGCACTGCCGACCAACACCAGCCGGGCGCGGGTTATCAGGCTGTGGTCAATGGCTACCGTATCGATGCTCAAGATAAAATCCGATTCGGTATCGGTGCCCGAGACGCCGATTAATTTCAACTTTGCCATAATGCCGTCCTGGCCGGGGTGGTGTGGGTCAGGCCGCGCGCCACGGGGGTTGTGGTAGCGCTGCGGGTGATGTCGATGGGCTGGGCGTGCCGGGCCGGGGTGGCGTCCGTCACGGCCAGCGATACGCCGTCGACCAGCCCTTGGGCCGGAAACGGCCGATACAGCGGATCGCCCCAGGCGGTCATAGCCCAACTGGCCGGCGAGACCAACCAGTTGATTTCGCCTAAGCTGTAGCCGCGCAAGGCGGCCGCAATCACCGAGCCGTCATCCGGCATGCCAATATTATACGGCTCCATGGCCGGGCCTATGCCGGCCGCGCCGCCGCGATTGATGAGATTGGCCACGAAGCGGTTGCCGTTGGATGTCCAGTTGAAGGCCCAGGCGCCGCGTTTGGGTTGCAAGCTGTTGGCGTAGGCGTCGCCAACCGGCAGGTTGCGGATGATGCTGCCCAGGTAGGCATCGGCGGCCACCGGCGCGGTACCGGCCTTGAAGGCCTGCCAGTCCACATCATGCGCCTGGCCAAACCAGGCCGATTCGGTGGCATTGATGCCGGTATTGGTTTCGTGGGCGTACCGGCATTGGTGGCCGGCAGCCTGCATCATTTGCCAGGCGTACCATTGCCAGGGGTGTTTGCCGTTGCCGCTGTAGTCGGCAATCATGGCAAAATAATCGACGCTGCGCCGGCCTTGGGCCTCGGCCCACAGGCAATCGTCTATCATGCGGACCGTGGCAGGGTAGGTTTCAGCCGCCGCGCCGTCGTAGGCCGGGAAGCCAATGCGCCCCCAGGGGATGATCGCCCCGCCTTGGCGCAGCCACCAGGGGTCGAAGGTCATGGCCACCGGGTAGCCGTTGCCGTTGGGGGTTACCGGGGTTGCACCGGTCAGGGCTGTGCTGCTGGCCGTGGTATAGGACGTGCCCACGCTGTTTTTGGCGGGATCGTGCCCGGCCAAGACCGTCTGCAAGTCCCGGCCATACGCAGCAGCCCCCAGCCCGCCCAACGCCTGCCAGTAGCGGGCGGCGCCCAACATGGCGTCGGTGGATATGCCGTAGGGGTTGCCGCTATTAAAGCCTGGATTGGTGTTGCCGTCGTTGAATTTGGCCGGCACGCCCGCCGAGCAGATCACGGCCTGGATGCCGTGGGCGGCGATGTAATCCGCCACGGGGACGATGATGTCAGCGTAGCGATTGGCGGCAGCTATATTGTTGGCCGGGTTGGCGCCCAGCGCGAAGCTCAGCCGGTGACTGCCCAGCCCGCGGGCGGCCTGGTAATAATCGGCCACCGCCGCCGAGATGCCGCTGTCGCTATTGACGATCAGCAGCACCTGGGCGGGGTCTATGCGCTGGTCGGCGCTGACCGGCGGCGCCAGGTAGTCGCCGATGACCGCCATCAATCGGCCCAGGCGCTGAGCTTGGTCAGCGGGTTGGCGCCATAGGCGGCCACCAGGGCATTCACATTGGCAGGCAGCGGCGCGTTCACGAACTGCATGACCTGTATATCCCGGAGGTTTAGCGGCAGCGTCATCGAGTCGTTGGTGACCTGCAGCAGGCTGAAGGCCGGGGATACGGCATGATTGACGGCGGCCCCGGCGGCCGACTGGCTGCCGTTGACCCAACCCCACAGCCGATTAGTGACGGCATCATACGCCAGCACCACGGCCACATCGGCGGGGCCGACGGCGGGTAGCAGCGGCGCGCCGGCCAGCATGAAAACGCTGTTCAGCGCGGCTTCCAGCGAGCCTTGCGGTACGAGGTAGGCGATCAGCTCGACGCCGCTGCCGCTGATCGTCACACTATGGTTCGCGCCTACCTCATTTTGCACCAGGCGGAAGGCCATCAGCAGGCTGCTGCCGGCCAGGTGGACGGTGGTGGGCGACAGCTCCATCCCATCGAAACCCGGCGCCGCCACCAGATAGCCACCGGCTACCGTGCCGCTCCAGGGTTCGACCACGCTGCCTATGGCCGGGGTGGCGCTGTCTGTCAGCCAGAACAGGTATTGGCCTTTGGTGGCTACTTTGCGTTTTGCCAGGCGCGCGGCGACTGAGCCGCGTGAGCCTTTCATTATGCCGCCTCGGCCGGGTCTGCCGGCTGTTCTGCGGCGGCCTCGGCGGCTTTGGGTTTTTTGGGCGCTTTGGGCGCTGCCTCAGCCTCAGCCTCAGCCTCAGCCACCACCTCAACCGCGCGCCAGTCCAGCAGGCTGTCGAGTTGCGCGGCGTCAATGCCGACGCGGTCGGTGTCGATCACCTGGCCACGCGGGTACTGTTGGCCGTTGTGATGCAGGTCGGTCAGTAATTTAAGGGCGGGCATAATGGCTCCTGGCTGGGTTTAGGCGATGGCGGCCGACAATAGAAAGCCGAACTCCGGCGCGGGCACGACTTCCCGCACCGATTCGCCGGCCCGCACCCTGACGCCGCCAAACAGGCCGATATCCGGGTCTTGCAGGGTACCGGCCACGCGCTGGCCAAACTGGGCGGTAAAGCCCCAGCTATTGCCGCCTTGCGGGTCGATTTGATCGGCTGAGGATTGGTAGATGCCGGCGCAAAATTTGCCCCACAGCCGGGTTTGCACCATGGCCTGGCCTTTGTTGGCGCTGTTGAACCAGCCGTCGCCGACGATGATTTCGTCCACTTCCAGCAGCTGCGCCACTTGTTGCTGATTGACCTTGCCCGCTTGCGCGCCAGACCAGAAGGCGGCCTCGATGACCTTGGGGTGCATGCTGAGTTTGGTCCACACCGCGCGGCCCATGACAATCTTGTTTGGCCGCATAAAGGGCTTATCCAGCTCGACCAGCAGCGCATCGATGGGGTTGGAGCTGGCGTAGTCGGACCATTGGCTGGTGCCGGATAGCGTGGTGGCAAAGGCGTAGTTGCCCGCCGTGGTCATGATGCTGGACACGCGCTGTTCCCGGCGCAATTCCACCAGGCTCATCACGCGCTGGGTGGCCCGCATCAGTGCCGATTCGTGGGGGCTGTTCATGGCGTCGCGGTTGGGTACGCGCTCGTCCAGGCCTTGATCCTGGGTGGCCAGATAGACCGGGTCTTGTTGGCTGTTGGCCAGCTCGTTGACTTGTCCGGTGCGGCCGACAAAGGTTTCCACCGGGGTGATCCAGTCCGCCATGCGGTCTTTGGCGTAAATAAATTCTTGCGCGTCCACCGTCACGCGCGGCATGACGTGATCGGCGATAAAGGTTTTTTGGCGGTATTTGATCGCCACCGCACTGAGCGACGGCACGATAATCAGCGGTGAGTTTGCGTTGGCCATGTCGATTCCTGATGATGATGATTAAATGGTTAGCCCTGCATCACAGATGGTGATAACAGCACGGGGATGATGTCGCCTGCGACGCCGGATTTCAGCGCCAGGCCGATGATCTGGTTATTGCTGCCGGCGGCCGGGGCGGCATTGACGCCCTGACCGCTGGCGTTAATGGTCAGGCGCTGCCCACGGGTGACCGTGCCGCCGAGTTTCAGTTCGGCAATGCCGGACACGGTGATGCTGCACAGCGAGCCATTGGTGACGTCGGCGGCGGTGTGGCCAATTTCGTTGATCACGCCTATCAGCAAATCACCCACCGCCGTGGCGGGCGAGACGGTATTGTCATCCGCGCCAAATTTGACGACGGTATACGGCAGCATGGCCGCAGAGCCCAGAAAGGACTTGATCAACGCTTGATTTTTGTACATGGCTTACGCTCCTTGGCTGACGTGTTGAATGGCGGCAATATCGTCGATACTGATGCCCAGCGCGGCTTGTTCGGATTGGTAGCGGGTGGCGGCGGCGGCCAGCGTGGTGGCGGCGTTGGCGCCCGAGGCATGCGCGCCGCCATCCGGCGCTTTGCCACCGGTTTGGGTGCCGGCCAGGGCCGCTATGGGCTGGGCTGTGGCGATAAATTGCTGTAGCGCGGCTAAATTGGATTGGCCTAACTCACGCGCCCAGCTCTCCTGGGCGGGCAGTAACTTGCCTACCAACAAGGCCGGTTTCACCAGGTCGTCAATTTCTCGCGCCTGGTCTTTGGCCTGGAGTGCGGCCAGCTCGGTTTGCATGGCGCTTAAGGCTGTCACCGGGGCAAATTTAGCCGGGTCTGGCGTTTGCGCGGATAGCTCGGTATTTTGGGCTTTCAGCTGTGCGTTCTCGGCTTCGAGCTCGGCAAGCTGGGCCTGGAGTGCTTCAATGGTCACGGTGTTGTCCTCATGAGTGATAAGGGGAATGTCAAATTGATCGCCGGCGCCCAGTACGGTGGCCGATGTGTTGCGGTCTGCGCCTAATGCCACCACCGATACCTCGCGGACTCTACCACCGCGAAAGATGGTGACCGGGCCTGCAAAGGTTTGGTGGTTGACGCTGACGCTGCTGCCAGACGGCACGTCTTCGACGCTGCTGGGCCAGATGCCCACGGATAATTGCCAGGGGAAGCCTTTGTCCGCTTTGGCGGCCACCATTGCCGCCGCCGCATCGATGTCGGCAAACAGCGTGGCTGCTATGCTCAGGTTGCCCGCCGTCGTGGCCGTCGTGACGATGCCGACCGTTCCCTCCTGATCATGTCCCAGCAATAGCGGAATGGGGGTGGCTACTGTCAGGCTGGCCAGATCGATGACCAGGTTATTCCAGTAACCGTGATCCGTCACCAGGCCGCCGGCATAGGCTATGCCGGTCAATGTCCGTTCGTTGGTTTCCGCCTCGGCAGTAATGCCCGCCGTGGCCAGGAATTGAAAGGCGTTTTTGGGGTAGGTTTTTTTGTCCATGGGCGCAGAGTAAAGCCCTGCGCGCGACTAGGGAATGTGAAGTGCTTCGGGTACGCTGTGCCGGCAGAGGGTGGGATGGGCTGACGTAAGGCAGTCCATCGCTTACCCGCATGGGCTGCGCTTTGCTTAGCCCATCCTACGGGCTATTGAATTGAACAATTTGCATAATAAGGATATTCTTTACCCATGGCTGGCAACATATCTCCCTGAGAGCCACACAATAAAGGCGAAAGGCAAATCCCATGGCAAACGAAAGAAAAACCGAAAACATTGTCCGTTCTCACTTTGAAAAATTCAAAAACATTATCCATATTGAAGAACAGGCATCAGATAACGCCAAGATTTCCAAACTCTTGAAGTCAGCCTCAAAAAAAGCAAGCGGACACGGTAGACCTGAGTTTTTAATTACATTCAACGCTAATTCAGACTTATTAATTGTCGTTGAATGCAAGGCTGATCTTGCAAGGCACGAAAGTCAAAATAGAGATAAATTTTCTGACTTTGCGGTTGACGGAGCTTTGCTCTACGCATCTTATCTGTCAAAAGATTTTGATGTCTTGGCAATCGCTGTCAGCGGTGAAACTAAGCAAAATTTAAAAGTATCCCATTTTTTACATTTAAAAGATGAAAGAAAAGCGACAGAAGTTTTTGGAGACAAACTTCTGTCAGCCAACGACTATTTAAACGGATACATCAAAAGTCCTGAAAAATTCAGGCAGGACTACAACATACTTTTAGAATTTACTAAAAAACTAAACGACAAGCTCCATGTTTGCAAAATTCCAGAAAATCAAAGGGCGCTATTAATAAGTTCCATTTTAATTGCATTAGAAGACGATGCTTTCAAAACTTCTTATTCCAGGAAGACAACGCCAAAAAGTTTGGCCGATTTTTTAACGAAAACTGTTTCTGAAAAATTAGAAGAGGCTAATATTTCAGGTAAAAAGTTAGAAAACCTAACTATGCAGTTCGGATTTATCAAAACAGACTCGTCTCTTTCGGTTAAAAATAAAGTTCTAAAAGAACTTATTGACGAAATTGATGAGAATATTAACAAATTCATCAAAACGCATGAATATTTTGATGTTCTCGGTCAACTTTATATCGAATTTTTGCGTTATGCCAATAGTGACAAAGGCTTAGGCATCGTCTTAACCCCGCCGCACATCACCGATTTTTTTGCTGAAATAGCTCAGGTTAATAAAAATTCAATCGCCTATGATAATTGCGCTGGCACCGGGGGCTTCCTTATAGCCGCCATGAAAAAGATGATTGAAGACGCAAAGGGCGACAGCGATAAAATCAAAGCCATCAAACAAGCTCATCTAATTGGCACAGAATACCAAAGCCATATATATGCACTGGCCGTCTCCAACATGTACATCCATCAAGACGGCAAAACAAATATCCAGAACGGTAGTTGTTTTGATGCCGATATAATTAAAACGACTAAGGCCAAAAAGCCTACAGTCGGTTTCCTTAACCCTCCCTACAAAGGTGATAAGAAAAACGACATTGACGAACTCTCCTTTGTTTTAAACAACCTGGAATGTCTGGTTGACGGAGGCACTTGCGTTGCTATTGTTCCTATGCAAAGTGCCCTCGCGCAAAGCGGGAAAACCCACGACCTCAAAAAGCAATTGCTCACCAAGCACACACTTGAAGCCGTGTTTTCCATGCCAAACGAATTGTTTTTCAATTCTAAAGTAAATGTTGTCACCTGCATCATGGTGTTCACTGCCCACAAGCCCCACCCTGTTAACAAAAAAACTTTCTTTGGTTATTTTAAAGATGACGGTTTTGATAAACGCAAAAATTTAGGCCGCCTCGATGTATATGACTATTGGAAAGACAGGATAAAAGTGCAATGGCTTGCCGCCTACATAAATCGCGAAAGTATCCAGGGATTAAGCGTAGTTAAAACCATCACCGCCGATGACGAATGGTGCGCCGAGGCATACATGGAAACCGATTATTCCGGTTTAACCTTTGAAGATTTTGAAAATACTATCCGTGAATATGCTGCTTCCGTTATCATAAATAGAACTATTTCCCTCTCCTCTGTGCAATCCCTACTAAGCGCACTCCCATCCGGCAAAGACAATAAGGCTATTTCTGCCAAGACACCACTTGTTCCGCTAAACGCATTGTTTGATACCCGCTATGGGGTCAACATGGAACTCTACAAGTTCGATGAATGCAAAAGTACCGACCCTAATGCCATCCCTTTTGTGTCACGTTCAGAAAGAAATAATGGAGTTGCCGCATATGTCGAAAAAAGAGTCGGCTACGAACCAAACCCAGCGCATACATTGTCTGTTGCCGGTGGAGGCTCTGTTCTCGCTACTTTTTATCAAGACAAACCCTATTACAGCGGCAGAGATTTGTATTACCTCACGCCTAAGCGCACAATGAGCGTTGTCGAAATGCTTTATTACTCAATGGCCATCAAGGCAAACCGTTACCGATATAGTTACGGGAGGCAAGCCAACAAAACTTTTAAACACATCCTCATTCCTGAAAAGATGCCATCCGAGTTTGACATTGCTTACGCCAACCATTTCTAAGCCCGCAGGATGCGGTGAGGCACGAACCGCATCGTTCGCGAGCGATGCGGTGGGAGCGACGCCCACGTCGCGAATGACGGCCTTCGGTCGCGACGTGGGCGTCGCTCCCACAGGCGTCGCTCCCACAGACGTCGCTCCCACAGGCGTCGCTCCCACAGGCGTCGCTCCCACAGGCGTCGCTCCCACAGGCGTCGCTCCCACAGGCGTTTACCGCATCCTGCGGGCTACGAACGACGGGGGCGGGAAGGTTAGCGGGCTTTTGTGATGTGCTGGGTGATGGTGTTGAGGATTTCTTGTTCCCAACTGGCTGGCAAATCAACCGCGCCGTTCCTGATCGGCATGAAGGGGCGGGCGGGGATCGTGGTTTCATGCCCGCCTATCGTTACCCACTGCTCGAAGTTGGCCCGGCTTTTTTTGGCAAACTTTGATGCGCCGGTGTTTTTGTTGACTTTGAAATAGGCTTTCTGCGAGCGGGCGGCCCGCTGGAGATTGGCGCCAAACTGGTGAACGGCTGCATACTCCAGATGGGTGCCTATTGCTACGCTGTCGCGGCCGGGGCGGTGGGTTATCGAGGCGCGGAGGTGGCCCTTATCTAGCAGCGGCTTGCCTGATCGATGCTTTAAAGCATCCCATGGCTTGCCCCATGGATCATGCGAGCCGTTGAAGCCATCGTTGATATGGCTCACCAGCGCCGCGCCAATGTCGTCAAAAACGGGGTACATATCATCAATCCGCTTGCTCAAGCGCTGCAGGGCCTCGGCCACTTCGCGGCTGTCCAGTTCGATTTTGATCATTGCTTTTTATCCGGGTTGGTGTAATCTATGAGGCGTAACGAATTATCGCGTAAGAAGGTTGGCATTGACTTGCGGTTACAGATAATCCGGGGTAGAGCTAAATGCCTATGCTCTATCACTCCCTTCTAAATATCAGTACCCCGTCTCGCTTCGATTCAAAATAAGCCCGTAGGATGCGGTGAGGCACGAACCGCATCGTTCGCGAGCGATGCCCTCTGGGGCACAAGTGCGGTGCACGTTGTTTACCGCATCCTACGAGCTTCGACCTTGATCATGCCGCCTGAGCATATTCACGATGCGAAATAGCAACAGCGGCCCGTAACATTTTTACGTCCCATGTTTCCTCGCCTTTATATTCGTCAAGCAGTAATTTGGCTTGTTCATCAAATGTACTTAGCATTGATAATTGCTCATTATTCATGGCGGGTTTATTGACTTCTAATATTTCCCTCGCACCTAGCATTTCATGCGTGTCACCCATGTCGGCGCTCCAATATTCCAAACTAACCGAATATTCGTTTAAGTATTTCTCTAAGTCTGTCACTGATAGCATGTTCATAAACAGTTCGCGTCATGCAACGGGCGGCGCTTTCCCTATTTCGGCATGCCAAATATGCATGGTTTCTTTTGGGCCGTAAGCGTCAGTGGTAATGCCGTAATCAATTTCCAAATCTAGCGGCATACCGTGCTGCAATAATTCTTCCGATTTTAGCTGCTGTTGCTCTTGGGTTAGGGTTGTTTTTGAACTCCGACCATGCTTCGGCAATGAACTCTCTGATGTTTTCGTTTGCATATCCTGATACCTCGCTTTCTATTGTGCGCTGATTGCGCAACGATTTAAATAAATCCAGCACCTCTTGATCTTTGTGTAATAACAATAAATCGTCTATTTGATGCCCAATTTCATGATCAACAATGCTTTTTAGCGTATCGCACCCAGGTGGGTGGAATGCCGTGTCAACACTATGTTTTAAACTTATGTTTAGATCATCAATGCCTTTGGCGGTTGCCGTGTATTTTTCATTAACCGCGATGCCAGACACCCATTCACGTTGCGATGAATGCGCCCATCTCTCAGTTACTTTCGGCTTTTTTATTTTCCTTTTAGCCCAAAATTCGCCATCAGATGATGACCTGCCCACCTTCACATACTCTTGAACGTACCATTCCGTTTTCTCTTTATGCCACCGCGTATATTGCGCCTGACATGACCCGGTAAACAACTGATTTTTTCGCAATTCAGGAAATTCATTGATGCCGTCGAACAGTGCCTTACTCCATTGATTGACAACATCAACATCTTTAATCTTGCCAAAATCAGCCACATCGACAACATCATTATTAACCAGCCATTTTTCAGCTTCTTCGACCGTTTTGGCGGGCACAAATTCAAGCAGTTTATTCATATCATCAAGTTTAGCATCCAATGCCTGTTTCAACTGCGGCGCCACCTTTCCGGCTTTGTTTTCCACGGCCCGCTTCACCCCCGCCAAGCGATCACGCGGCGAGTAGTCCCAACCCTTATCTGGCTCAGCCGGTGTAATGCCGTCGGGCAATACCAGCGGCTTGTTCAAGCCCTTGCCCTCCCCGCTGCGGGCCTGGGCCTGGGCTTCGGTCAGGGAGACCATGGAACACCGGCAGCGGTAGCCATTGGGGGCGCTGTGGGTGCTTAACTGCGGGTCGTCGATATGCCAAATCTTGCCATCCAGTGCCAAATGCGCCGGCCTGACCCGGCTGTCGTTGATGGCGTCGTACATGAGGTAGGGGCGGTTATCGCGGTTGCGCTCAAACTGCTCCCATTTGCCGGCCATGTATTGGCTTTGCAGGTTGGTGCGGTAGATGTTGTCCAGTCGGTGCCTGGGTAGATCGAAGCCTTGCTGGCGCATGGCCTTTTTCCAGGTGTTGAATGACTGCCCGTCGGTCAGCGCCTTATCCAGCAAGTCTTTGACCTGCTGGATTTGCTCCAGCCCCGCCAGGCCGGACACGGTAAAGGCCAGTTGACGCGCCACGCCTTGCAGTTCGCCGTAGTAGACATCCGGCAAGACCACTTTCCGCGCCAACGCGGCGGCGATGGCTTCGGCGAAGGGGAGGTTAAACGCAATGCTAAGTGGCTGGGTCATATCATGGACAGGTTTGAGAAATATTGAGTCCGCGCCTTGATTTCCATTACCGTGCGCATAGTGTTGACACCTTTAATTAAGTGGTTATAATAACTACCATGAACAGCAAGCAATTGATTAAACAACTGGAACAAGATGGCTGGTACTTGGCGCGAGTCAAAGGCTCGCATCATCAGTTCAAGCATCCGACCAAGCCCGGCTTGGTGACGGTCAAGAGCCCAGACAGCGATATTCCCGCCGGTACGCTGAACAGCATCCATAAACAGGCGGGATGGAAATAGGAGACTATTATGAAATTTACCGTTGTTTTGCATACCGATGATGGCCGGCATTACGGCGTCATCGTCCCCGATCTGCCCGGCTGTTTTTCGGCGGGTGATGGCGTTGACGATGCGTTGTCTGCCGTTCTGGAGGCGATTGACCTGCATGTTGAAACGCTGTTGGAAGACGGCGGTGATATTCCGGCGCGTCTGCCCATTGATGCTCACCAAGACAATCCCGATTATGCTGGCGGCATTTGGGCGGTTGTGGACGCGCCGGTTGAAAAATACTTTGGCCCCGCTGAGAAAATCAACATTACATTGCCTCGCCTGTTGTTGGCCAGGATCGACGGCTATGCTAAAGCGCATGGTGCAACACGTTCCGGTTTTTTGGCTGCGGCGGCACGAGCGGCCATGCGGTGATTAACCCGCATGGGTATAACCCAGCACATCGGCGGCGAACAGGGCTTTTTCCAGTACCTGGCTAAACTCGGTCAGATCGGCCCCGGCCAGCACGGCGGCCAGGCGTTGCTCCAGGTCTTCTGGATTTTTGGCGGCGCGGATGGCGCTGGCTATCAGCTCGGCATCGATGGGGCTGGGCAGCTTGTCCAGCAGCTGATCGCCCAGGTCTTCGATCACCTGTTGTTCTGGCGTAAATACCGGCTTGCCGCCCGCCAGTGTGACCAGGCCGGCGCTTAAGCCGGGGTTGGCTGGGGTTTGTCGGGGTTGAGTCGGCGCCGATAATACGGCCTCGCCGGCTTCCGGCAGCGGTATTTTTAGCCTATTGTGCAGGTAAGAAAGCGGTATCTGCGCCCCCACCGCCACCAGCTTGGGCAGTGCATCGGCATACAGCGCCAGGTCGTCCGGCTCTTGGGTATCGAATACCCAGGCGCCGCGCAGGGCCCAGCCGTTGACGGCGATGATCGCGCCGAGCAAATCCCGCGTCAGCGTCTCGGCCAGCTGCTGGGCGTCGTGGTCGCGAATTTGCAGCCTGACCTCGTCATGTACGTTGGCCGTGGCGTAATTGCCGTTTTTGCCGGTGTCGCTGGTCAGTGTGCCGCCCAAGATGGCCTTGGACATGCTGCGATCTGCCCAGTCGATCAGGGCGGTAAAGCCCTGGCCTTCGCCTTTGATGATGTCAACGGTTTTAAAATCCTCACCGCGAATGCCGTCCAGGATGGCGACCCCGTTGGCGCCCATGCCTTGTAAATCCCTGATCAGCTCGTTTTTTTGCGCCGGGTCGCTAATGTTGGTCATCAGTACCCGCAGCGGGACGCCATACAGCTCGGAGAAGCGTAGCCAGTTTTTGACCGCGAAGTTTTTGAACAAATAGGGCATGACCAGCGCCCGCAGCAAGCCTTGTGTCGCGGGGTATCCGGTTTTGCTGCTGTGCCTGTGCAGCAGCCAGCCGTACGCGTTGAGATCCACGCCGTCCACGGTGCCAGGGCTACGCAGGCGTAGCGTCTGCCGGGTGTCTATATCGACAGTAAACCAGCGCTGCGGTCTGGGCGTTATCATTTTTGGCAGCCACCAGCCGTTTGCCAGGCGGTGCCAGGTGATTTCGGCAGCTGCAAAGCCATGGCCAATGCCGTCGGCCAGGTCGAACACCAGGCTTTCAATATCCAGGCTGTCTGTCAGCAGGTCTTGCAGGTGGGCCAGGTCTTTTTTCTCTCGCGCCCCGGCGTCACGAACGGGCTTTAGCGACCAGTCCAGCTGCGAGACGGCTATTTTGCGCTTGTGCAGCTCGGCAAACAGATGGGCGTCGCGCTCTTCCATGTCGGCAAATAACTCTGACTGCCGGACCAGGTTGCCGCGCTCGGCTTCGGCCATAATATCCAGCAGGGCTTGCACGCTGGAGGCCGGGTGGTGGATAGAGACTTCCTGCTGTAGTAAAGGGTCAATACGTTGTGGATCAGGTTTCATGGCGTTACCAGGCGCTGACGGCGCGGTTAGAGGGGGTATGGACGGAGGCGGGTGCTTGGTTAAGCCTGGCCCAGTTTAGATACTGCGTCATGCTGTCGACTTGGTCATCATGGGTGGTATGCGGAAAGCCCACGATTTCATGTTCAAAATCTGCCAACCAATGCGCGTACGGCGGCAGTGACACCTTGCCTGATTCCACGATCGGCGTGACTCGCGCGGCTCGCATAATTTTATCCCCTTCCGGCTGGACAGGAATGACCGCCAGCTGGGTGGCCTGCCGTAGCTCTTGAGCCAGGCTGACGCCGGACGCTTTGTCCTCGATCAGTAGCGCATGCGGTTTAAAGCGTTCGGCAATCGCTGTGCTGCGGTCGCGCAATGCCGGATAATCCAGCCGGGCGCGTTCAACATGTAGCAATTGCGCCCCTGTCGATGTCTCGCCCCACACCGTACACACGCTGTAATCATTGAGCTGCCCCGGCTTTTGCGCCGTGTCCCAGCTGGCGACGATACGCCGGTAAACGCTGGTGTCCGGGTGCGGCGGCTGGCGATTAAACCAGGATAGTTTAAACAAGCCGCCGGCTTCCGGTACGGGGCGCTGTTGGTACAGCGCGTTCCAGTCGCGCGAACCCACCGCCTGATGGATGGTTTCCAGCCTGTCAAGCGGATAGGCCGCCGGCCAGAGCGCTTGGCCGTGGGTGTCGATGGCGGGCAGGCTGAGGACTACCCAGCCTTCCGCCGCATGTTCAGACAGCAACCACCCGGCCAGATCGTCTTCGTGCCAGCGCGTCTGGATGATCACCACGGCAGCCCCCGGCATTAAGCGGGTATAGGCCACCGATTGATACCAATCTTTCAGCTTTTGGCGTTGCGTGGCACTGCCGGCGTCTTCGCGGCCTTTGATGGGGTCATCGATCAACAATAAATCGGCCCCGCGCCCGGTAATGGGGCCACCAACCCCCACCGCGTAATAAACGCCGCCTTGAGGGGTATGGAAGCGATGCGCCGCGCTGGAATCGGCGGCCGTTTTGACGCCTGAAAAAATCGCTTGAAACCGCGCGTCTGTCATCTGATTGCGTACCTTGCGCCCAAAGCCCGACGCCAGCTCTTGTGCATAGGTGCAGTGTATCAATTGCTTGCCGGGGTTGCGCCCCAGATACCAGGCCGGGAAAAACTCGGATGCCAGCATGCTTTTACCGTGCCGCGGCGGCATGAATATCATCAGACGCTGAATTTCGCCGCGCTCCACCCGCTCCAGGTGGCTGCAAATCAGTCGATGATGCGCCGCCAGCCGATAACCTGGCCATTGGTAAATGGCATAACTACCCAATCGACTAAACGCACAGTCTTCAGGCGTCAAATGCGGCGGAAAAGATGCTGTCACGGTGCGCTTTATCGATACTGACCACTTGGCCCGGCTCATCCAGTTGCCTGATGCGGCGGATGGTTTCAATGGCGCCTGAATTGGCCTCATTCAAGGTTTTGAGGTCGCGAGGCGGCAAACATTCATCAGCCGCCACACTCAACGACCTATCCACCTGCTGCAACACTTTGCGGGCATTGCCAAGGCCCAGCGCCATGTCTGACACACCCGCCTGGACGGATTCATCCATGATATTGCGCATGGCGCCTTGCGCAACATCATGCGCAATACCGGCAATGCTGTCATTGATCCGTCGCCTGACGGTGCCCACCACATCACGCACCCAGGCGTTTTTTTTGGCCCGGTGGCGGATGGTTGACTCGGCGACGCCATAATCGCTGGCAATATCGCGCAAGGGCCTTTTCCCGGCGCGATACTCGGCCTCGATGGCCAGCCAGTCGGGCAAATCAATGTCCCTGCTCAATGATGCCTGCCCAAAAACTCAAGCAGCCTGTCAGCCCCAAACAGCGACGCCGCCCCCAGCACGACAGCAAAGGCCCATTTGGCGCTCTTGCTCATGGCCGCCAAACGTTTGAGTTCCTGCAATTCTTCGACAGTCAGCGCTTTGGAGGTATCGATGAGGTGCAAATCATTGTCAGCCATCAATCCTTTACTCCCACGCCCAAGCCACCGGCGACAGCCGCCCCGACCAATAACACCTGATCTACTGCCTGGCCCGACAAGGCCAGGCCAAAGCCGATAATGGCCGTCACCAGCCAAACCAGCCCTCTGATGGTGCTGCGTTGCGTCCAATCAATTTTAATCATCGTCTACTCTCCAAATACAGGTTGTCAACAGTCTACCCATCCTCGTCAAACAGTGACAGTTGAACTGTTTCAGGTTCATGGCTGGCTTTGGCGCAGATGTTCAGCACTTGCCTGTCCGACAGGCCGGTGATGGCCACCAGGTCGCGAATCGATGCCCCCTCTAGCCTGAGTTGCTGTATTTTCCTATTACGCCGCCGCAATGCAGCCCGGTAGCATTTGGGCAAATACAGAGGCGTGCTGCCGTAGTGGTGCTGCAGGGCCTGCCATTGGTCGGCATCGATGACGCCCTCGAAGTAGGGCGGCATATCACCGCTGTCGGCGATAAATAGCGATTGTCCTCCCAGGCGCTTGACCAGTACCATGGTGGCTGATTCGCCAATGACCGCCATCAACTCGACGACTGAGTTTGGCAACTCATCGCTCATGGTTATTTGCGCAATGCCTCGCCACTAAAACCCTGTCTGTCCAAGTAGTCCATTGCCTCGTAATCTTTGGCGGCCTCTTCGCAGCTCTGGCATTTACGCTCGACCATCAACAAGCGTATTAAATTTGACATTATACGGGTTTCCCGTACGATGCCTTTCAGGCGAACCGTCATCGAAACCCCCACTTTTCAAAAACAGGCCGAAAAAATCTGGTTGGAAGATGAGCGACTGGCGTTTATCGCCTGGATTGCCGAGCATTCCACGGCAGGCGATGTCATCCCCGGCGCGGACGGTGCGCGTAAAGTCCGCTGGTCGGTAGCGGGCAAAGGCAAGCGCGGCGGTGTCCGCGTGATTTATTTCAACCTGACTGAGCAAGGCACGGTGGTGCTGGTCACGCTGTACACGAAGGCGGATCAGGCCAACATCCAAGCCAGTGACATCAAAAAGGCGGTGTGACATGGACATTGAAAAAATAGCACAGGCGATTGAGGCTGATGCGGGCATGCCGCTGGACGACATCCGGCAAAGTTTGGCTGAAATGCAGGCAGGTAGTGGCCGGGTAACCACGGCTGAGCAGCTTTTAGTCCGTTCAGCCCGCGCCAAAACCGGCTTGTCGCAACAGATGTTTGCCGAACGCATCAAAACCCCGGTGGCAACGCTGCGCGATTGGGAACAAGGCCGCTTTGCGCCGCCGGGCGGTGTGCTGTGCCTGTTAACGCTCATCGGCAACCACCCGGATCTGATCGGCGAGCTGGAAGCGGCATAGTCCTGTTTTATCGCGGCTGTCAATAGCCTGTTTTCCAAGCCTAACCCGTCAATCAACCGGACGGCTTTCAGCCGCCCCTTACCTTTGCGTTAAGCGCCTGCTCAAGCATCCTGTCAATCAGCGTGCAAATGCCATAAAGGCATTTCCAGGCCACCAACAGGGCGGCCATGGCCAACTGCAGCGGCATAGCCACGATGGCGCGCAGGGTGCGGATCCTCGTCGTGACGCCCATCAGTCAAACGTACCGGTAAAGCAATACCGGATAAACGCCCGCTCCCGCTGCTGCAGGTCATGGTCGTGCGCCGCCGCATTGGCCGCGTCGAACATCGCCGTAATGTGGTCGCTGGCATCGCTCAGAATGTCGCGCAGTTCATGAATGCCTTCAGCCTGTACGCTAAAGCTAAATCCGGTTTCGATCATGGGTGTCTCCATCCTCTATCCCCTAAGCCAACGCCGAAACGCCAATGCTGGTCACGTTGGAGCGACTGGCACGGTCCATTGCCTCCCGCATCAGCTCGCGGTCGCGCTCGGCGGCGTAAGCCCTGCTCCGCGCCTCATCCAGGTAGGTTTGCACGTGGTCGCCATTCGCGCACAAGGCCACCAGCCATTCGGCAATCGCCTTGCGCCACACCTCGTGATCGATCAGCGCCACATCGTTGACCAGCGTCGCGCCGTTCAGCGTCGCCTCGACGGCCCCGTCCTTCAGCTTGAACTGACTGATCGCCAGGCCGCGGATTTCCGGCTCAACGGGGAACAGGTCAATTTGCATTTCGTCAGATTCGTTGTTGTTTCTTTTAGCCATGGTTAAATGCTCCCGGTCTAGGTTGATGTTGATGCACCGCCGCATGACAAGCAGGGCACAGCGTGATTAAGTCGTTCAAGTCCTCGTGCCCCAACCGGGCATAGGTCAGGTGATGGGCTTCCAAGCCCTTGCCGCCCTGGCCGCACAACTGGCAGCGGCGGCCGTCGCGGAAAATAACCCGGGCGCGAATCGACCGCCATGCCGGGGTTTTCAAATAACGCTGGTAGTCGCGTTGGGTTTTAGAGCGGGATGTCATCGTCAAAGTCGTCGTCGTGGCCATGGTCGGCTGCAGGCTGCGCGCCTGGTTTTGACGCCGGCTGCGAGGCGCCGTCTTTCTTGCCGTCCAGCATCAGCAACTGCTCGCCGACAATGCCGGTGCTGTAACGCGTTTCGCCATTTTTGTCGTATTTCTGGGTTTTAATCCGCCCCTCGATGTGCACCAGCGCCCCTTTGCGTAGGTAATCACCGCAGACTTTCGCCTGTGCGCCGAAGAACGTCACCCGGTGCCACTCGGTCTCCTCCTTGCGCTCGCCGTTGTTGCGGTCCTTCCAGCGGCGCGTCGTGGCCACGTTCAGCGTGGCCATCGGCTCGCCGCTGGGGCGGTAACGTATTTCAGGGGCGTGGCCCAGGCGGCCTATGAGGTGGACGCGGTTTAGCATGATTACCCCGCCTGCCTGTAGTGTTCTCGGCAGTAAAACGGGCCGCCCCCCTTGGTGTTATGCGACAAACCACCGGGCAGCTTGCAGTATGAAACTGCACAAGCGTTTTCAAAATTAAAATCTCGCCGCTTGATGTGATGGGCATGCAGCGTCAACAGCGCATCATGAGCCTTAAGCTTTTCAGCCATGCTCATGTCTCGAGCAGCGCAGGCAATTGCCGACTGCTTAGCCTCGGCCAGTATTTGCAGCGGGTTACACTCGATTGACGGCGCTGGCAGAGCCGCTACCCGATCAGCGTCGGCAAGATTCGACAGATTTTGCTTTCTGGACTTTTCTGCCTGACGGATAAAATCCAACAGCTCGGGGATGCCAGGGCAAAACGTTTTTCCAGCATCGACGTACAACTCATAGCCGTCGGCAATGTCGTTGATGTCAATGCCGCGCAGCTTGGCATACAGACGGCGCTTGTACTGCGTCATGTCATCGTCAGTTTTAAACTGGGCCTGATACTGCCTGCCAAAATCGGCTTTCATGGCTTTGGTGATCTCGACGATTATCAGGGCCAAAGGATCTTTCTGAATTCGATCGTGATTGCTCATTTCCTGGCCCCTATGACGGACAAATGCATACCAGACGCCAGCTCCTGCTCTGTCGGCGCCAGAAAGTTTGCGTTGCTCCACTCGGCGTCCGAGACGCCGGATGGAGCAACGCGGCTTGGATTAGGCTTTTCCCATTCGGCCTTGAATCCCACCCAGCCACGTTCGACGCTGACCCGTACCGCATCGACGATGGAAACCCCGGCCTTGTCGGCTTCGCGCTGGAAGGCGTCCAGGGCCGTTTTGGTAATCGGCGCTTTTTTGGCCTTGCGGTGCTGCACAAAATCACGCGCCAAATCGCCGACTATGCCGTGATCAGCCAGCAGCGTGCCGACTGAGCCGGCAATTGCAGACACGGTTGCCGTGTCGACATCAGGATTCAGTAACCCAGATTCAGGATTCAGTAACCCAGATTCAGGATTCAGTAACCCAGATTCAGGGTGTGCTAGCACGGTGCTTGTCTCGGACTTGTCTTGTGCTAGCACGGTGCTTGTCTCGGACTTGTCTTGTGCTAGCACGGTGCTTGTCTCGGACTTTATTACGCATCCACTCCGTTTATCCCGTTCATGCACGGCATAAACGCCGTTACGGTTTGGAAACTCGCTATCAGCTTCTTTTCCGTGCGGAAATTGATGGTCAAGAAAATGAACAATGCTGATCACTTTTTTCCCATCAGCAACATACCTGTCAATGAATCCCCATTGCTCTAATTCAAAAAGAAGAGGATCAACCTCAACACAGTCATACGGGAATATCTCGCCTTTTATCCGCTTGGGTCTATTTTCTAAGCGCCCCTCTCTGTCTGCTAGCATCCATAGCCCTGGGAACAGCAGCCGCGCCCAAACCGAACACTCGGCTAGATCCTCATTTTTGTAGAACCCTGGCTTTATATTTCTAGCGCGTGCCATTCGCTACCCCTCTTTGTTAGCCATTAACTCTTCAATGGCGGCCAAAAACAAAGGCACATTCGATTTTGAAATAGAAATAATCATCTCTTCGCCTTGCCAGTTTTTTTGAACAATGTCGAGATAATCCTCATTAATCATTACTTCAGTTTCTACTTGTGTGTTTATTTTTTTCATCGTTATCACCACTCATAACCCACGCAAAAATAAAGAGCAGAAACCGGCGTGGTAATCGGCTTTCGGATGCCTCCTATCCGCTCTTGATTGAAAATCCCTGTAAAGTACAAACGAACCATCATCCTGGCTTGGGCTCGCTATTCGGTTTAAACCGCCCACAATCGCGGTCTTTCAAAAGGCCACCCCAAAACAGCGTATTGCCGTTGCGGTTGCCTAAAGTCGTTAATGCCCTACGCAAGGCCGCGTCACCAGGACGCTTTGCCGCGTAGGCGCTGAATTCTGTACACTCACCAACGCCGTAGCCATCGCCAACAGCGTCTTTGATAAATTGGGCGCAGTCTCGGCAGGCGACCAACGCCATCCGTTAAAGCTCCGTAACTCTGCCCGTTTCGGCCTGGCGCTTGCGGCGCATAAGATCATCTCCCACCACATGGATGCAGTAGCGGATCGCCGACGACTTGGATAAGCCCAAATCGCCGGAAATCTCGCGCAATAGCGCAAACTCGGCGGCGTTCAACAGCGTCTCTTCGCGGTAGTCGCGCCTGTCGGTCATGGGCCCCGGCCAAAAAAAGGCCCGGCGCAGCCCATCTGCAGCCGGGCGAAAAGGGCGCAAGGCCCAGGCTTAACTAACAGGAGAGCAGGCTTGACCGGCCTGCCAGCGGTGAAAACAGGCGTAACCCCCATGCTAGAATCAATGCCACCACACAGATCAACTAACACAGGGGTTAAATCATGGACATGCAGCGCGTTCGATCCAGCGCCATTCACTCGGTTGGCTATGACGCCGACACTCAACGGCTGCGGATTAAGTTTACAAATTCGCTTAAAAGTTACGACTATTGCCGAGTGCCGATTCATCTCTATCAATCCCTCATGGCTGCGTCGTCAAAGGGGGATTTTTACAAGCGTCACATTGATGGTCGCTATCGATGTCCCTGATCGTAATGGCCTGGCCGCTCAGCAATTGCTGGCCCGTTGCCGTATCAGCGCAGTAATGCGCCATCAGCTTATCGATAAGCGCAATCTCGTCGCTGAAATCAGTCGTCCAGGCCAGATCATCTGGCATAGCGACCAAGTCCGGCCGGTCGGTGATCAAACAATTATTGCTCGACAACAGCGCCAACTGAATTTGCACCAGCATTTGGGCGGCGCGCTCGCACTGGCCGCACCCGGCAAGGCTGGCGCGTGGGGGGGCTGGGGGGGCTG